TCCCAGCAGAAAAAATGAATGAAATTCGTCAAGAATTGATGGATGATGCCAAGGCTGATGGCGCACTTCAAATGCTAAAGAATGAAATTGCTGCAGAAATCACTAAGTTGACGGGCTTTATGCCTGGTCCTGATGGGGCCCCAGGTCAACCTATGATGAATCCAGAGTCGGGCATGCCTATGGGCGGCCAAGCTGGAGCGGCAACACCCGTACTTGATGAGGCTCAACAAATGATCTTCCAAGGCGAGCAAGAAGTACGAAATCGTCTAGTAACCGAAGCCCATGGAACTAAACTTCCTCAGCGACGTGTACCAGATGATTATGAAAAATAATCAGTTTAGGCTGTAATTTTTCGCAAGAAAGAGAAAAATTGATACCAACGTTAGGTCATACGTGCTCTCATATCGGATAACGACCCCTAGAAAAGGATGTATACATGTCAGAAGGTTTAGAAGCTACAGTCGCAGCCGCATTTGCGGGTGAGGCAGGAACTACTCCAGTAGTAAATATGTCTGGCGCTGACGCGTCAATTGCTACTACTGCATTGGTCTCTGATGAAAAAACTAACTCAAAGTTTTACACAGAAGAAGACCTTGCAAAAGTTCGTACTCAAGAGAAATCAAAACTTTATCCAGAGATTGAAAATCTTAAGGAAGAGTTAAACTCTCTTAAAAAAGAACGAGAAGAAGAAACCGCTCGTAAAGTTGCAGATGAAACAGCTAAGGCTGAGTCAGAAGCACTTAAGGCTAAAGAACAAGCAGAATCAGAACTTGAAGTTCGTGATTTACTTAAAGTTAAAGAAGCCGAGTGGCAGGAGCAGTTGGAGCGTGAACGTCAAGAACGTGAACGAGCCTTCGCTTTACTAGAGCAGGAACGTAACTTCACAGACCTTCAAAACTACCGCAATCAGCGTGTAGAACAAGAGCGCGAAGCCATCATGCCAGAACTTCTTGATCTTCTAGCGGGTAATACTCGTGAAGAAGTCGAAGCAAGCATTGAAGGACTTAAAGAACGCTCAGCAAGAATTCTCGAGTCGGCGCAGCAAGCAATGCAAACCGCACGTAGAGATATGACTGGTACAAGGGCAACCTTGCCGCCAGCCGGACCATTGGACACTAATTCGGGACAACGTTCGTTTACGGCGCAAGAGATTGCGTCAATGTCAGTTCAAGAATACGCACAATACAGAGATAAGCTTATGAGCCCAGCGGCTCGTGGCGTAACTCAGGGCATGTTCGGAAACCCCTAATCCAAAACCCATACATAAGGAGCTATAGCTAAATGGCATCTGGAATCACGGGTACCGGCAACCTCGCTGCGTCCCCAACCGCTTACAGCGGCACAAATACCCAACTAACTCAGGCGATCCAACAGATCTGGTCAAAGGAAATTCTTTTCCAGGCTCTGCCAATTCTTCGCTTTGAGCAGTTTGCAGTAAAGAAGACAGAACTTGGTGTTGCACCAGGTCTTCAGATTAACTTCATGCGTTACAACAACCTCGGATACGCTTCAGCGCTTGTTGAAGGTGTTCGTATGCAGACTAACGCTCTTACAGCACAGCAGTTCTCAATCACAGTAACTGAGCATGGTTATGCTCTTGCTGTTTCAGAACTCTTGCTTAACGCATCATTTGATGACGTAATGGCTTCAGCCTCACGTCTTCTTGGTCGTAACATGGCTATCTACCTAGATAACCTTTCACGCGACACACTTATGGCAGCATCTTCAACAATTTACGGTGAAGATCGCTCAGACCTAACAGCAGTAAACAACTGGTACGCAAATGGTACAAAGGGAACAGGCCGTGCTTCAATGACCGGTAACTACTTCCTTACACCACATACAGTTAAGGACGCTGTTGAGAGCCTTGCAACAAAGAACATCCCTCGCCTTGGTGAGACATATGTTGCTTTTGTTCACCCTCACCAATCTCGTAAACTTCGCGACAACGCAGAGTTCATCGAAGTAACAAAGTACGCAGCTCCAGGAAACTTCATGCTAGGTGAAATTGGTCGTCTATACGACACAGTATTCATCGAAACAACACAGGTTGAAAAGGTTGCTGGCGGTGCTGGTGCAGGTTACACAACTGACACAGCAGTAACACCAACAATCACAGCTGGTGGTGGATACATCACTCCAGCAACAAAGACAGGTAACGGAGCTAAGGATCGTTATAGCGCAATCTTCATCGGAGATAACGCTTTCGGTCACGCAATTTCTCTTCCTGTTGAACTTCGCGATGGCGGTATTCTTGACTTCGGTCGTGAGCATGCTCTTGCTTGGTACTCAATCTTCGGTCTTGGTCTAATTACTGACCAGTCTGTAATTCTTGCAGAAACCAACTAAGTTCAAAAAAGTTTAGAAAAAACTTAATAGCAGAGGGGAGGGGGGCGTAAAAACCCCCCTTCTACATAAACCCAGTCAACATATCGGAGGATTCAGAATGGCTAAAAACCCAACAGACGTCACAGGACGTAAGCGCGACGAACTTGCTGCTGCTAACGCAGAAGCTATGCAGGAACGCGCCAATGAAATGTCGCTCGCTACGGCAGAGGCTAAAGTAAAGTTAGAAACAGAAGTTCTTGATGCAACCAAACCAAACCGTCCAGTAGTAGTTGTGGAATCGGTTACACGGCTTGGAGATCAGGATGGCGATGTAGTAGAAATTCGCGTTGTTTCAGACATTGAAAATATGACCTTAGGAGCGGGTAATACCTTTTCTTTTAAAGCAGGTCAGAAGTATGCTGTTACTAAGAACGTTGCTCAACATTTGAAGGAAAAAGGTTACCTCGCAGGAGTTATCTAAAACCTAGACCTTTACGTAGCAGCGGGTTGCCGGTAACGGTGCCCGCTGTTTTCGTTTATTAAGATTTTTACACCGTATGCGTGGGATTATATATCTAGCATACGCCTATAAACAAGGAGCAAGAGTGGCCGTTCTTTCTGATCTTGTCTCCAGAGTTCGTATGGAACTTGGTGACTTGCCAAAGCAATTTGATTACACCAATACAGGTGATGGACAAGACAAGCACTTTAACCTCAAGACCAAGCCTCTTGATATAGCAAGCCTTTACGTTACCGTCAATGGTTCTCCCATAGCCTATCCTTCTGGCTACACGGTTGAAGAACAACACGGAATTATTCATTTTACAACTGCCCCCGCATTAGGTTCTTCGGTAAGAATTGAAGGAAGTAACTTTCGTTATTTTACCGATGAAGATATTACTAAATTTGTTAACACCGCTGTAAGCCAACACACGCTTAATCGCACAGACAGCGCTGGTCGCCAGATAACTTTGAACAGCCTTCCTGGTGTAGAAGAGTATCCACTAGTTATCCTCTCAACTATTGAGGCGCTATGGGCTCTTGCAACAGATGCTTCATTTGATATCAATATCATTGCTCCTGACGGAGTCACTATCCCTCGTGATCAACGCTTCAACCAGTTAACCAATATGGTTCAACAGCGTTGGGAACAATACAAGCAGTTGTCTTCTGCTCTTAACATTGGTTTGTGGCGGATTGAGATGGGAACTCTACGTCGCGTAAGCCGCATTACTAACAAACTTGTTCCTGTATATATTCCCCAAGAGATTGATGACTCACGTCGTCCAGAACGCGTATACATTCAAAATGATTTAAATGGTCATACACCTATGCCTACAACTACAGGCATATACGACATTGTTTTAAACCAAGGAGACTCTTGGTATGCACTCTTTGACTTCCCTGATGACACTAACTTTAGTGATCTTGTATTTAAAGCTCAGATCAGAACGTATCCAAACTCACCTTCAATTTGGGCAGAGTTTACAATTACTGTTGAAGATGCCCCAACAAAGAAACTTCGTCTATCACTTACAAATAGTAAAACTAAATATATTCCTCGTCGCGCTTTTTGGGATCTTCAAGGAACATCTATCAGTGATCCTGATTTCCGCCAAACGTATATTCGCGGTCAAGTATTTTTAAATGAAGAGGTAACTCAGTAATCATGGCTGACGAAATCAAAGTCACCCCCTCACAACCAGTAGTCGTATCCGTATCAACTGGTGGCGTAGGCCCATCTGGTTCACAAGGTCCACAAGGTCCAGCAGGTCCTACAGGTCCTTCAGGTGCAACCGGTCCAACTGGTCCAGCTGGTTCTGTTGCAGCAACTGGTGCAACTGGCCCCGCCGGTGCAACTGGTCCAACAGGTGCTAGAGGTCCAGCCGGTAACACTGGTGCAACTGGTGCGGCCGGTAAATCTGTAACAATTAAAGGCGAGTACGCCAACTTAGCTGCACTTCAGGCAGCGCACCCAACTGGTGCATTAAATGATGGTTACTTTGTAACTAACGGTGATCTTTATGTTTGGATGGGAACCGAGTGGTCTAACGTCGGTAATCTTGAAGGACCAACTGGTCCACAAGGTGAGGTCGGACCAACTGGTCCTATTGGAGAAACTGGTGCGACTGGTCCTACTGGTGACACTGGCCCTACTGGTTTAACTGGACCTACTGGTCCCGTAGGAGAAATTGGTTCAACAGGACCAACAGGTGAAGCTGGACCTACAGGCTCAACGGGTGAGACAGGTCCTACGGG